GCGGGCTATGCATTCGTAATTGTAAGCATGCCTGAAATGGTCAGCACCTAATTTGACGTAAACATACCGCTTCGAGCCTGTTTGCTCATCTTCTTCAATCCTTTTTGCCGTGCTGTGAAGGTGTTGAGCAAACTCTTTAACAATCTCACATTCGCGCGGTAAAATAATATCCTGGTCTTTTATTTCCTTGCCTGATGCATCCAGGCTTTCCGTCCGGTTGCAAGAAACAATCAACTCTTTTTCATTCCAGGCACAAGATCCCTTCTGGTGAATATTGTAGTAATTCAAAAACACTTTTCCCTTAAACCTCTTAGCAAAAGCCCTTGCGTTTCTGGCCTCTGGCAATGCATCCGTAACGCAGCGGGAAACATTAAAGTTTGTCATTAAGCGATCAAGCTCCTCCCAATCCTTATAGACTCCAATGTGTATAATTTTTCCAGTCTTTGAGAAAACTCGTTTACCGATAACAACATGAATATCTTTGCCCTGGTCAACGCCCATGTAACACGGTCCCGGATCTTGGCTTGAAACCCCTTCATTACCGCAAAGAGCAAGCACCTCCTGGACGCTTAAACGGTTCTGAGCCTCAACGTATGAACGCCCGACCTTTAAATTATAAAAGTCTTGGATATTTTTGGTCGTGCGGTACATGTGAAGAATCTCAGCCGGATCAACATAATGAGAAAAAAGCTGTGAGTATTGGTAACCGCGCTTTTCGGTAACACTCGGATGCTTTGCTACCCATTCTCCAATTGAAGGGTTTAGCTCTGCCTTGCATTTCTCACACGCCCGGATAACACGACCATTAACCTCTAACAGCGTTTCAACCTCCTTATTCGCCTCAACCGGGAACGTACCGACCAGATCAGTGTAATGACCGCATTTCGGGCACTTCAACAGCCAATAACGCTGATCTGTTAGCTGAAACGCAGCGTCAATGCCATAATCGGGCAATGTCGGGTTGGAAAGCCTCAAAACCTCTTTGAATTCGCTGTGGGACATCCTCGCCATAGCCATGTCAATAGCGTTCTGGTTTGCTTCATCGAGCTCATCCAAAATCAAAAAGTCGATAGGAACCGATTTCAGGCCGATAGCGCTCCGCATGCCTCTAAAATAAAGAAAACCGTTCCAGACCTTCTTTAAACCGGCTGAATCGGTGTTCTGAAGCCATTTTCCTATCGTATCGGGATTGTCTTCAATTAAAGGGTTAACCCTACCCCTTGAAAAATCCAAAACATCCGCCCTTGACGGAAATAAATACAGTATCCCTTTTAAACCCCGATACCTCGCTCCAAAGACAGCCAGAAGCATACCCAAAGTCGATAAACCCATCTGAGTGGCCTTGATATGCGTAACGTCCGGATGTGGATTATTATAGGGCTCAATCAAATACTCGTGCTTATCGAAAGTGAACGGCTTGCCGTCCAGGATTACAGGCAAAGACTCGGCCCACTCACCTAAAGATTTCCCTTGGTCAATATTGCCTAACCGATCATCCATTGACAGGAGAAGGGAATCGAATATTTCTTCGCTGTTGAATCCTCTCCCGTATCCTCTTTTGACATTCCTCAGACTCACAACCAATTTCCTCGTCAATAATTCTTATAACTTCGTTTATCTCTTCAACCTGAAATAACTTATAACCTATGTCAGCCATCGCGCTTATAAGCTTGCGCATCTCAGCAGCAAACTTTAACTTCTGGTTTTGCCATTCCCGATAATCTGAATCATTCTTAGGCGGAACTGTTTTCTCTATCCAGTCAAGCTCAGACCTGGCCTTGTCCGCTAAATATAAAAGATGCTCTGTCGCCCGATCCCTGCGCTTCTCATACTTAGGGGCTTCCTTAACCACAGCCTTCGTAACCTCAAGACCCATAAGCTTTAATACCCTTGAGATACCCCCTTTTGTGAAACCTAATTTGTTAGCAATTTTAACAACTCCCACACCCTTGTCGTGTAATTCCCTGACCTTAACCCTGTCTATTAGCCTTCTTGCCATAAGACACAACCCCTTATACGTGATTTCGTAAACTCGTAAACTTCTCGTAAACTTTCGGAAACCGTTCCTTAACGTTTCTCATTAAATATATCTAACCTATTGATATTACTATATTAACGCTTTTTCTGGGTATGGAATCACCCTTTTACAATGCCGGTAACTCTACAGCTCGGATTCTGGCTTGATATGCTTCGATGTCGGCTTGAATCTGTTTGTTTATAAGTTCTATTTGCACTTTGTTTTGCACCCTATCTGCACCCTGTGATATTGTTCTGTTTAATTATACAATAATATCAATTAGTTAAGTGCGTTAACCGTCAAAGTATTTGTTTGATTCTAACCTGTCATGTCACCTATTACGCTATCCACAAGGTGGTTAAGATCCTGCTTTTTGTTCAAACGATAACCTTCAAGCCAGGTATCGAATTCGGACTTTCTGATTAAAATTTTACCCTTAAGCTTGAAGCAAGGCAGATCCCCGGATTTAATATAATCTCGCAATGTAGGCACCTTGAGCGCGCTATATACTTCAAGCCCCTTAAGATCGAAATAGCCGTCTTTCAGGCTGATTGCGGGTTCTATTATGTTATCCGGTATGATCATTGTTTGTCTGTTTTCCTGATTGAAATTCCTTCACGGGCATATTCGCAAAGCTGCCCACAGTGTTTTATTTCGGCTTCACAATCCCGCTTGATTTTCTCCCGCCTTTTGTGCTCTTGATACGGCAAGCGACCGACAGGCAATACAGCAATCTCAGCCTTTGCCTTTGCTATCCGGCTTTGAAATCTGGCAATGTCTTTTTCGATATCTGGAATAGTTAGATCCATGATTTAATTTACCCACCACTTACCCGTATAGTTGGAGAGTCACTTCTTCCTATACACACCTTTTAGCTTAACAAGGGACATACATACCACCCATAACCCCTTATTTTTTTTCTCTTTTCCCTCTTGTTGTATATTCCTTGTTAAGCTAACTATTATTTTGCGATTTCTCAAAAACTTACGAACTCCCGATTAATTCACATATTTCCTGTGATAGTTGCCATATGTATGGAGTTTTTTCTTTAACAGGTTTTTCCATGTCCGATTCGAGATCTTGGTTTACGGCTCCAATAACCATCAAATCTTCGAGTATATATTTCACAGTTGAAGTCGGCATGTTGATTTGCGTTGCAATTTCTCTGGTCACTTTCCAATGGCCTGCAAAATCAGCGATTCTTTCATTCCACATATGTTGCAATACTTTTAAACGTTGCTTCACAATCAGGTCCCGCCCGATTTTTGCAAGTGTTCTGTAAACTAACTCATCAATATTATTTCTTCCCTGTACCAATGCGAGTGCATAACCTAATTGGGTAAACTGCTTTGTCAGGCGCCCTGATCCTTCCGGTTCCGGCTGGTATAAAATCCTTTGCGTCTTCCAGTCCCTATCAACATGGGTTCTTGCAATTGCAATAAAACATGCCAGTGCAACAATCATTTCGTTTATTTCATCAGTATTAGCGTCAAAATTCTTGTTCTTTAGATCCTTGAACTGATCTATGAATGCATGAATAGCGGAGCGGATTTCCCGCCTCATTTCATCCTCACGGCCAACAAGTTTTTGGGCACGGAAACCCATCCTTCTGTTATTGTTTTCAGGACTTCTATACAGCATGAACCTATCGCCCATTGAGCCGATTACCCCGTAATGTCTGTCATAAACAGGCGTACAGGCAGCCATAAGTCCGACACTACCTTCCCAGGCGGGGACATCCCCGGTACCAAATGCCTTTTTAAAATATCCGTCATATACTTCCCGGAGTTGCGCTAAAATTTCCTGCTGGCTTTCACTTCGCGTCGACAAAAGAGTTGTGAAATCCTTCAGGATTAAAGTTTTATTATTCAGCTTAAAAAGTAATGAAGGATTTTCCCCGCTTTTTGTTTTCTTCCCGCTTATTAAGGTTGCAGGCGTCAAGGTTGACAGCGAGTAAATATCCGGGTGTCCCTTGAACCCTCGAAGCAGTTCAGTCTTTGTGCTTGACGGTGGAGCGATAAACAGCATCCAGATAGGATCTGCATCGAACTGATTTGCTAAATGAGTGGCGAGCATAACATCAATTATCTCGTCATTTTCCATGTGAAGCCACTTCTTTACAACCTGTTTAACTTCTTCCAATCGAAAGTTTAATTCTTCCTTTACCAACATTTGACTCTCCCTTTTTGTACCGTTCAACAGACGCAACAATTTGTTCAACAATTCCCTCTTCTAAAGGCGGGATATTATGTGCATTCCAAGCTGATAGTATGGTTAGAACGTCCTGTTTGGGTAACTTATCAATAAAATATCCGGCGATTTTAGTTCCAGTAATGTCTCGGCCTGGGTCACTTTTTTTGACACCCTTCAAAGCCTCCAATAGCCACCCTTTTGGATTTATACTTTTACCGTTACCATTTTTAACTTTCTTCAGATCCCAGGATTTAATCAGCTCATTAAGAACCGATTCACCTATCCGTTCAATAGAGGACAATGCTTCCCATTGATCGCCGTATGGTTTTGTGTAATTATTCGGATCTAACAATAAGGTATGCCCGGACTTCCCGGCTTTGCCCTGAAATGGTAGCGCAATAAGATTGCCAAGTCCTTTACCTGAAAGTCGGTCTTGATTAGGAAACAGCCGGTCGAAGCTTGAGAGTTTAACATCGTCACCAATTACACCCGCCTCCTGTAGTAATGCGAACGCCACCCCCCTGGCTTTCCATGCGGGTACAGATGCGCT